CACAGATCGGCAATGCTCATGATGTTTTTCCTTGAGGTAGTCAGTTTTGACTGATGCTATGCGTATTGAAACACAGCGCGAAAGGGTTTGAAACGGTGTCCGCTGTTATGCCCGGAACGGTGCAGTCCACGCGCGAAGGTCGCGCAGGATACTGAAAAAGGACAGCTCCTCGCACACTTCTGCAAACTTCGCCTCGTCGAACTTGCCGACGATGACCCGCATGTCCTCGCGCTGCGGCTTCTCCACCTTCAGGAGCTGCATCAGCTTGAGATTGCGAGCGAAAATCTTGCGGCCTTCCGGCGATGCGAGGTTCTTGTGATACTTGTATTTCGGCACGAACTCGCCACTGTCGACGCGCTTCCAGAAGTTGCGCACCGAGCCGAACTCGGCGATGAACTCGGGCGCGCGGCCGTCACCGATGCCGCCCACGCCGCTGATCACGTCAGACGTGTCGCCCACCAGGCATTTGCCCTCGAGGAACGCATACGGGGTCGGGTAGCCGGTTCTGTCCATCAGGTTCGCCAGCGTGAAGCGCTTGTCGTCGTCCCGATGATCCTGCCACTCGACGTTGCGGCGAACCAGTTGCGCCCAGTCCTCGTCTCCCGTCAGCAGTTCAATCTCGTTCTCCGGGTTCTTGGACAGCTCAGCAACGAAGTAGCCCGCCATGTCATCGGCTTCGTGCTTCATTGCCGTCACCTGGCGAACGCCCAGGTGTTGCAGGCCGCGTTCAATGTAGGGCCGCTGCAGCTTGTAGGACGCGCGCTCCGCAACCTTCTTCGCGTCGTTCTCACGATTGGACTTGTAGAGCGGGTGCAGTGTGAAGCGCCATTCAGCGCGGCCGTCCCACAGTGTCATCGGCGTGTAGTTCGGCCGGCGGCGGATCGCGTTGCGCACCGAGCGGATCGTGCCGAAGACAGCCTGGGTCTCGAGATCGCCCGAGCGCAGCTTGGTGCCGCGGTGCGCTGCATGGCCGACGCTATTGCCGTCGATAAGTAACGTCTTGCTCACTTCTCTCTCCACGTGGACGAAAAAAAGGGCTGGCACCCGAGAGCGCCAGCCCCAAGCGGGCCGGTTACTGCTTACGTGCCGGTCGCTTCGAGGTCGCCCAGCAGGTCGTCGAGCTCCTCGTTCAGTGCGACGCTTGCGCCTGCGGGCGTGGCGTCCACCTTCGCGCTGCGCAGTTCCAGCTCACGCAGTTCGTCGTCGCCGTCGAGCTCCGGTGCGGCGAGCGATTTCGGCTTGTCTGCCGACGGCGTCGCGGGCGGCAACAGACCCGCGACCGAGCTGATCGCCGAGATGGCGCGACGGGTCTGCTCCTCGTTTTCCTGAGCGACATACTCGTCCAGGTTGTGGAGCTTCGCCGCAGTGCCCGCCGGCAGCGTGTAGGTCTTCGGCGAAACCTGAACGGTGTATTTCGTGTTCAGGCCCTTGCCGTCACGCTGGATCACCACGATCTGCGGCGCCACCGGATCGAACAGCTTCTCGCCCCACTCCTCGATCGTGTCCACCAGTTGCGTGAACGCCGACTTGCCGAGTTCGTAGATCACCGGGTCTGCGCCGGTAGGGCCGTCGATATCGATGACGTTCAGCACGAAGCCCTGCTTGGCCTTCGCACCCTTGAGCAGCTCCACCGTTTCGTCGTCGGTCGTCACGCGCATCGCCCTGTTCAGCGAATCGCACGCGGCGCACGGCTTGCCGAACGTGGCTTCAGCACACGGGATCACCGCCTGGATTTCGCCGGCGGCATTCTTGATGAAGTGCTGACCCCACTCGTGGAAGAACTGCTGTTCTTCGCCTTTGCGCCAGCCGCCGAGAACGACAATACGGTTCGTGCCGGGACGCGGCTTGACCGTCTTTTCCTTCGGTTTGAGCGCAGCCTTCTTGGCTTTCATCAGGCTCATCAGTTTGCTCGTATCCATCTTTTTTCCTTTTTCCAGTTTGCTAGTAGAGAGATGCCTTTTAGACGACGCGGTGGGGGTGAGTGGTGCTACACCGCGTCATCGTTTCAGCAAAATGATTATAGTCAGTTTCGACTATCAATCGACAGGCGAAATTACCCGTTTGATCGACTTCCATGTGTTGCCCTGGTCGATGTGCGCGATTGCCGAGCGAGTGACGCCAAACAGGGCCGCCAATTTACCCTGCGAGTCACCCGCCGCACGACGGATGCGAATCGTTTTGACGTCCTCGCCAGTCAAGCGCGCGTGACCATTTTTCTCACCCTCAGCACGAGTGCCGTGCGCAATCTTGTCAGTCTCGTTGCCCACTCGTGTATCCCATCGAAGATTCGCCAGTGAGTTGTTTGCCGACTCACCATCGCCGTGACAGCCCTGCCACTCGTTCGAGTCACCCGGTCGCGGCCCTACGAAAGTCTCCAGCACGAGAACATGGACGAGCGAATTCTGGTTTTTGCCATTCTTCGCAAGCTGCACTCGGTAGTGACCATCGTCATTGTTTTTGACCGGCTTCAAAATACGGCCGCGGATGGGCTGACGAATAATTCTGTCACGCCATCGCCTCTCAACCACGCGCGGCAGACTGCGAACGTGACCGCCGTCCGAGACTTCATAGACGCCTTCATAGCCTGCGATCGGCAGCCACACTTCGCTCTCAGCCATTGCTCGCCTTTGCCGCTGCCATCGCGCGTTCGCGAAGATCGTTGCGTTCGTGCTCCCTGATCATCGTTCGGATTTGTCCCTTCGAATCCTCACGACGATCCGCTCCAAGTTGCACGATCATGTCCTTCCGATCGGACAGCGCGAATACGCAGGACTTCGCCACCGCGGCGATCGACTCGGCCTCGATGACCAACTGCTTGCCCGCGATCCAGCGCGGGTCGATCTTGACCATGTTCTCGACCGCCTTCTCGGTCGCCTTCTCGCCCGACGCCACCAGCGCCTTGCGGTGCTCGTCGTAGATTTTGGCTTCGCGGACTTCAAAGCGGGTCTTGATGCTTGAAGCCTGCGCTTCTGCACGCGCTGCACGTGCGCCGTAAAAAGCACGCAAACTGGCTTGCTGCATCATGCAGTCGTCCAGGTTGTTTTCCGTGACCTGCATATCCGCTTTGAATTTGTCCACGTCGATGTAGTAGTCGAGCGCGGCCGCTGCCTTCTTCGCCCTCGCGACGGCTGCCGCTTCTTCCTCTTCCATCGAGACCTTTGGAGCAGGTGCCGCCGCAGCGACAGACTTGGTCTCCGGTTCGGAGAGATTCACCAACGGATCGGTTTCGAAGGCATTCTTGGGCGGTTCGATCCTGGCTTTTGCCGTCTCCTTCGCTGTCTCGATCGCAGTGATGGCCGCCGTCGTTTCCTCCCACGGTGCGGTGGCCGGCGGTGCGACGGTGCCTGACTCGATTTCCGCCTCGAGTGCGGCGAGTTCATCATCGACGTTCGGCTCGGCCGCCTCTGCGACCACTAGCGGAGTCGGGGTCGGTGCCGGCATCACCACGGTCGTGCCGTCGTCCTCCAGCACGATCACGTCCTCGTCGGACAGCACCGGGTCGGTCGTGGCAGCAGGCGGTGCTTCATCGAGGTCATCCAGACCTTCCAGTTCGTCAGCGCTCGGTGCGGACGCCACTACCGGCGTGGTCTTGGGCACCGGTGCGGCAGCCGGCACGCCGGTCGCTTCCTCCAGCTCCAGCATCAGTGAATCGAGTTCGTCGTCCGAGACGGGAATTTCGGTCGTTGCCATGTTTTGCTCCTCAGTAAGAACTGTTCTTCGACGCGTCGATTGTAGCGACGCGCCGCAGGGTTTTAAACTCAGTTTTGACTATTGCCCTAGTTCAGGCAGTCAGCCACTTTTTCGAATACGGCGGCCAGAATGTCGGCTTTGGACGAGTCGAACAAAATTTGCTGCGCGTTCAGCCCGCACACGATGCTCGCGTCCAGCGTCTTGTCGAAGATCACCTTGCCGGCGAGCTCGGCCGTGCCGCCCTTGATGCCCGGCACGAAGTGCTTGATCGAGGCCGAGCCGAGCGCCACAATCACCGCGGGCTTGATCAGCTCCAGCTCACGCTGCAGGAAGCCCTTGCAGCCATTGATCTGACCGTTGGTGAGGAACTTGTCGCTCTTTTTCGCCTTGACCAGTGACGTGTAGTAGCCCTCCGCCGGGTTGAGCCCCGCCTGCTTGATCGCCTCCTTGATGAAGTCGGCCGCATCGCCCTCGAGCATCTTGTCGGCCTTCTCCTCCTGCCAGCTCGGGCAGTCGGACACGACCATGAACTTGACCGTATGCTTGGCGCGCACGGTCGGGTGGGGTTGCCCCGCCAGATCGCAGCCCTCGCAGTTCTTGTATTCCTGCACGAGGCTGATCACCTTTGCGCGCAGGAACGACTCCTTCAGATCGGTCGTGCGATCCGCCTTCACGCTGTCGATGATGAGGCCACCCATCAGTTCCGTCTGGTCACGGCGCCGGTCCAGATGCCGTGCCGGCTTCGCGCCCGGTTGCAGGGGCACCAGCGCGCCGACCTTGTCCAGGCCGTCCCTGACCTTGCTGTTGACCTTCGAGCCCTTCGCTTCGGTGATGTTCAGGAACTCGTCCATGTCCTTGAACATGCCGCCGTTATGGCGACGCAGCTCCACGATGCGCAGTGCCGTGTTCTCGGAGATGCCCTTGACCGCAGAGAACGGCGCGAGCAGGTGGTTGTCGTCGGGAATCGTGAAGCGCTCGCGCGACAGGTTGATATCGGGCGGCAGCACTTCGATGCCGAACTCGCGCGCTTCCTCGACGAGGCTCGGCAGCTTTTCTTCCTTCACGATCGACATGCACGCGGCGAAGTATTCCGCCGGGTAGCGCACCCGCACCCACATCGTCCAGTAGCTGATCATGGAGTAAGCCGTCGCGTGGCTCTTGTTGAACGCGTAGCCCGCGAACGCCTCGATCTGGTCGAACAGACGCTCCGACGTGCGCTCGTCCATACCGGACTTGATCTTGCAGCCGTCGATCCACTGCTTACGCATCGCGGCCATCTTGTCCTTATCCTTCTTCGACATGGCCTTGCGTAGGTGGTCAGCTTCGGCGCCCGTAAAGCCTGCGAGGTCCATTGCCAGTCGACTCGCCTGCTCCTGATACACGACAACGCCATACGTTTCCTTCAGCGCTGGTTCCATGTTCGGGTGGTCGTAGCTTATCGACTTCATGCCTTTCTTGATCTGGATAAAGTCGTCCATCAGACCGGAATCCATTGGGCCAGGTCGATAAAGAGCGGTCGCAGCCGTAATGTCCTCGAACGTCAGCGGCCCACCCATGCCGATGTTGCGTAGCAGCGCCTTCATGCCGCCCGAGTCGAACTGGAAAACCCCGGTGGTGTCGCCCTTGCCGAACGCGGCCATAATGTCCGGCTCCTCGAGTGGCAGATCGAGGTAGTCGATCTTCTTGCCGTGCCGCTCCTCGATGTAGGTCTTGGCGATCTCCAGCACGTCGAGCGTGGAGAGACCCAGAATATCCATCTTCACCAGCCCGAAGTCCTCCACCGATCTTTTGTCCCAGTTCACGACCGGCGATTCGCCGCGCGTTTCCACGACTGCGCGATTGATCAGCGGCTCGCCGGCGACGACCACCCCGGCCGCGTGCTGGCCGAACGAGCGCATGGCGCCTTCCAGTTTCAGCGCATGGCCCCAGACTTCGGGGTGCGTGTCGCGGAACTTCTCCAGCTCGGCGACCGCTTTCGCGGCTTCGGTGAGCGTGTAGGAGTTGCCGTGCTCTTTGGGCACCAGCTTGGTCGGCGTGAGGTCGAGATTGGACAGACCCCAGACGCGGCCGGTGTCGCGCAGCGCTGACGCAGAGGCGAGCGTCGAGTAGTTCGAGATACCGGCGACGCGGTCGGCGCCGTATTTGCCCGTCAGGTATTCGATCACCAGGTGGCGCTTGCTCGACATGAAATCGAGGTCGGCGTCAGGCAGGTCCAGACGTTCGGGGTTGATGAAGCGCTCGAACAGGAGGTTAAAGCGGATCGGGTCCACGTCCGTGATGCCGAGCAGATAGGCGACAAGCGAGCCGCCCACCGAACCGCGACCGGGCCCGACGATGATGTTGTTCGCCTTTGCCCACATGACGAGGTCTTCGACCAGCAGGAAATAGCCGGCGAAGCCCATTTTCTTGAGCACGCCCAGCTCGTAGGCAAGGCGCGTCTTGTATTCGGGGATCAGCGACGCGGGCGGCAGATAGCCCAGCACCGGGACGGTGAAGCGGCGCTTCCAGCCCTCGATGCACTTCTTGCCGAGCGTGACGAACTCGTTCTCGGCCATTTCGGGCAGCGAGACCGGGTGCTTCCTGAACTCGTAGCCGCATTTGGTTGCGAGCTTCTCGATGTTGCCAAGACCACCGAGCCACAGATGCGGCTCATGCACGCCGTAGAATTTCTTCACGCGGCCGGCGGCCGCCTTCAGCCGGTCGATCAGGTGCTTCGGCTCACGAAAGCCAAAGTCGCGCACGTGCTGGATCGGTCGATACGTGACGTCCATCTTCGTGTTCGACGTGACCGCGCCAAGCACGTCGAGGCTGCTCGCATCGGCGTCGTCACGGTAGAGCGTCGGGTAGGTGACGAGGGTCTGGATTTCATGGACGCGCGCAGCCTTCAGTGCTTCGGCGTTGAGTGTGTCGAACAGCGGCGTGTTGACGGGGACGAGCTCCACGAGCAAGTCGTCCTTGAACGTCATGTGCAGCCGCAGCGCGATATCGAACGCGTCCGGGTGATGGAACAGGCTGAAGAAGTCGCCGGTCGTCACCACGACGCCTTCGAGCGCCAGCACGTCGGCAAGCCCCACGCGCGACACGTAGTAGAAGTAGTCCGGCGAATTGGCTTTCGAGAGCAGCTTGATCAGCCCGCTCACGCCCCGCTCGTCCTTCGCGTAGATTTTCAGCGTGTAGGAGAGATTCGGCTTTTCCTTCTCGCCCGACGCTTTGGTCGGCTTGCGGTAGGTCGGGTCGTCGACCACGCGCACCGCACAGCCGATGATCGGCTTGATGCCCGCCTTCTTCGCGCGCTGCGAGAAGTCCACCATGCCGTGCAGGCTCATCTCGTCAACCAGCGCGACGGACTCATAGCCGAGCTCCTTCGCCTTGCTGACGAGGTGATCGATCTGCAAGAGTGACTTGCCGATCGAAAAATCGGAGCGCACTCCTAGTGCGTGGCCGAGATTCATCGTTTCTCCTTGTGTGTTTCGCTCAGCGTCTATTGTTTCAAGCGCTCGCAGGGGCTAGTGTCAGGACACCGTCTTTCTCGACGGCAATATGAAAGCGCGTGAGCAGCGGCCATATCTGGCTCACGTGCGAGCTGGCTGTTGTGTCACCCCATTCGAGCGTGTTCATCAGGCGCAGCTTCAGCGCGCTTCTCGTCGCGCCACCGCTGATCAGTGCGTCGCAGACTACGCGCATGAATTCTGGCTTGAGCGAAGCGAACGTATTCACGCCGGCCGGTAGCTCGCGCTTCATTGCGTCAATCAAACCGTGCTTGATGAACCGAACCGCATGCTCGGCCGACTTTTTGGGCAGGGTCGCGATCACCGCAGCCTCGTCGGCGTTCACGCCGAATGTCACAACTTCCACCTTCGTGCGGCGCTCGACGCGCGCAGGCATTTCCGGGGCGGCTGGCTGGGCGGCCACCACCTCGTCGTCTTCCTGGGCGGCCATCTGTTCTGCCACCGAGAGTGAGGTTTGTTGTGCGGCCGGGGTGGTGCGCTGGATCACCTGCTTCTTGCGCGCAGCCTCATGGCGGCGCAGCAGGTCGCTCACGTTGATCGTGGCCTGGATCGCTTCAAGGGTCTTCACCGACGCGCCGGCGCAGTCACCAAAGGCGCCACACTGCTGGCACACGGCAGAGTCATGGCTGAACACGCTCGCGGCAGCGAAGCACGCTGGTGCGGTGGCGGGCGCAGTGACATTTTCAAACAACTGCATGGTCATTCCTCAAAGGGTGTCGATGATGCGGCGCACTTCCTGCGCCGCGGCTGCCATGTCACGCGTGCCGACGTCCTTCTTCACCATGCGGATGAACTTGCAGATGAAGCCGATGTTCACGCCGGCAGCACACCGCGTGCGAATGCCGATGCTGCGGCTGTAGTCGCAGTGCGCCTGGTTCTTCCTGACTTCCTCGAGCAGTGCGGCCGGCGGGTTCACGATCCACTCCACGATCAGTGCGGCGAGCGGGCTCATGCCCTCGACCACCTTCTCCATCTGATACGCGCACTGTTGCCGCTCGAGGATCTCCTCCGGCGTCATCGCGTCACTCGGGATGGTTTCGAGGATGCCGGAACTCTCGTCCTCGCCCATGCCCTCGATGCTGAACACGCCGTTCTCGCGCTCCTCCACACTGCTTTCGGCCTTGCGGTTGATGCGGTTGTAGGCGGCGGTGCCGAAATACGTGGTGAAGGCAAAGCCCCGGCTCGGGTCAAACTTCGCGTGCGCCAGCAGGAAGGCTTCACGCACATCGCCGAACACGTCGTCGTATTGCGTGGAAGCCTCGAGCTCCAGGAGTCGTCCATAGCACTTGCGCGCTATCTGGTGGACGAATCCCAGATTCCCCTGGTAGCACTCGACAATGTCGGCGCTATACATGGCCCGTTACCCGAAAATTCTCTGGGAAAGGCCGTCGCACACTTCACGGTCCACTTTCGACAGCTTGTTGATGAAGGACAGTTGCAGCCCCTGGCGCCATGAACCGCGCTTCATGCCGATCTTTGCCGCGTAGATCAGCGTGCGCGGCGAGATCACGTCGGAAATCTTCGCGCCGTCGTAGGCTTCGCGAACCAGCGAGGCGAAGTCGACCAGCTTGTCCGCGTCGTCCTTGTGCAGGCCCACGCGCTTCTGCAGGATCAGGCTCTCGAAGTTTTTCTTCATGTATTGCTTGTGGATCACCATGCCGAAGCGGTCATAGTTGGCGCTGTTCTGCAGCGACGTGCCCTGATACAGGCCCGTTTCGTCACCCGAGCCGTTCGTGTTGCCGGTCGCGACGAAGCGGAAGTTTGCGTGCGGCTTGATGATCCGGTTGGCGGCGTCCGCCTCCTTGATGATCAGCGGCTTGCCTTCGAGCACGGCCTGATACACCGACAGCACCGACGGCAGCGCGAAGTCGTATTCGTCGGCGGCGTAGACCCAGCCATGCTTCATCGCGAGCGGCAGCGGGCCGAGTTCAAACTGCGTGGCGCCGTCCTTCACGATCCACTGGCCCACGATGTGGCTTTCTTCGGTGTTGACCGTGTGCTGGACACGCATCGTGGCGCGTCCGGTGCGAGCGCAAATCTGGTCGTAGAGTTCGGACTTGCCCGAACCCTTGTGGCCCCAGACGTAGCACGGGATGGACATTTCGAGCGCGAGGATCACGTTTTTCAGTTCGTCCACGTCATAGACGTAGTCGTCCGAGATCACCGGCACCATGTCGGGGTCGGCGGGCGTGGCGATCACGCTGATGGGAATGGCCTCTTTCTTCGAGGACAGGGCGGCGGCCACCTTGCCCAGACCAAACACTTCGTGAAACGGTGCCTTCGTCGTGGTGCCGGCCGGCATGAGGGCGGTCACGCTGGCGACCGCGGAGCCTGCCATTGCGACCGGAGCCGGTGTGGCTGCGGCACGCTCCTGACGCTTGCGTTCGAGCTGGGCCAGTGCCAGGTCCGAGAGCATCGGCGCGTCCGGGTATTGCGCCTTGTAGTCCTCGACCGACACGTCCGGGTGGTCGTCCTTCAGGTGCTTCTGCATCACATGAACCTGCGCGCCGCAGATTTCGCACTTGATCTTGGCATCACTCATGTTTTTCTCTCCGAAAGAATGTCAGTGGTTACTGAGTGCAGCAACGTTGCTGCGATATGTGAATATTAAAGATAACCGCTTGGGAAAGCTACTCAGTTTTTACTGTTC